TTACTTGGTATGATAAATTTTTGGTCAGGATCCGAAGTGTCTTTTGTATATTTAAATGTTACTAAAGTACCCTCATATGCTTGTACACCTGCAAACTGAAAAACACCAGAATCAGGTTGAATAGTATAAGATTGATTTGTTACAAACTGATAACTTGTTCCATCTATTGAAGATGTGAAAACTGTACCCTTATCCATTGTAATAGATGTTGTTGTGTTTGGAACATTATTAACTTTTATTGATAACTCTGAGTTAGCAGCTCTACATGATGTTGGAGTGTAACCAATCATCTTTGCTAATGATACAATGTTTTTTCTTATGTCTGCTGAATCTAAATACATTTCATTTGCCAACATATTGGCATTGAAACCTAGATAGTGTGTATTGTAAGCTAGAACATCTAAAAGAACTGCAAAACCTGAACCTTCAAAATTATAATCTTGGAATTCTGATTGACCTTGTAAAAAGGTTCTTAAATTAGTTTTTATATTATCAAAATCTAATTCTGATACTGTTAATTTATTTGAAGCCATTTATTTACCTAATTCTTTGTAATGTTGTTGTAACTGAAACCGGATTTGGTAAGTTTAACACATAAAAGTTTACTTCTACATTTATTCCGTTTCTGTCTTGGTTTTCATTTACTGCAATAGAAGATATATTTGCTCTTGGTTCATAATTCACCAAAACCTCTTCAATCTTTCTTCTTATGAATATGCCTGTCATAGGTGTAAAGTTTTCAAATAATAAATCTCTTACACCACATCCTAATTCAGGATGAAAAGGTCTTTCATAAAATTGCGTGTTAACTAAATTTCTAACACTTCTTTTAACAGCGTTTACATCTTCAATTTTTATAACATCATTAGTTACAGGATGTCGTGTAAAATCTAAGTCTAGGTCTTTATAAGTCCTGACTGCCTTTTTACTTTTGTTTGTGCTTGAAGCGTCATAGTTTGCCATATCGCTAATATTTATAACACTTATCTAGGTTAACCTGAGAAAACATTAGGAGAACCTGCAGCTACACTCGTACAACCAGATATTCCGTCACCAACTCTACCACAACCTTTGCCGTTTATAAAAACTGTTGATGAACCGCTTGCTATCGGAGCTGCGTGAGAAGGACATGGTACGCCAGGTAATAAATGACCTGTATTGTTATCTCCTTGACGAGATATGCCAATACCATTTGCAAATACATTTCCTGACCCAGCTGCTCTTGTCATTCCTGAACAATGAGCCACATCTGCGTCACCTATTCTAGTTACCGCTGGCACGATTTAATAACTCCTCTAATTTAGATTGATATGTTGACATTTCTTCATGTTGTTCCTCTGTATGAGGTGGTTCTGGATAATCAGGTTCAAAAGATACTACATGATTAAACGACATTGGTATGTCATCAAAGTTTGTAAACTTTAATACTCTTTTATCTTTAAGAATAGTAAACTTACCAATCATCTATCTAGCCAATTTTGCTTTTAAGGCTAATCTTTGTTTTTCTTGTAAAATTGATTGTCTTAATTTTCTACCAATCGGTATAATTATAGAATGACACATCTGTTTACCTTTTTTACTGATATATTCAACACTAATCTCTTTATCTTTAAAATCACCTTGTACAGCTCTTGTTGCTTTCTTTAAACTGATTTCTTCTTTTTCTTTTTCTACGCCATCTGCGTTCCAAAACTTAAATAATCTCATTTTGCTCATATTAACTTTCTATGTTATATTTTTCTTCGTCAATATACGAATCACAACGACAATTACTACAACAATTTATTTGTATATCGTTTCCGTCACCATCTTTGTGTGTTTGTAAACAATTTGTTCCACAATGACATGAATGTCCGCAATTTTGACAGTTTTTCATTATAATACTATTTATATTAGAAACCACAAACCATTTTTCCTGCTTTGTATTCTGTTTCACCAATATTTTGAGAGTTTTCTACGACTGATTCGCCGATTCGCTCATAATCTGGCGAAATTTTGCAATTTTTAACAGTTTTTGAACAGCCGGACGCTAAAAAGAACAAAAGTAGAACAAATAAAATAAGAAATCGTTGATTTATAAGGGTTTTTTGCATGATTTTTTTAAAAAAAAGTGAAATTAATGGTTGCCTTTAGTATTTATCTATGGTAGGATGGACACATAATGAAAAACAAAGGAAAAACTATGAAAAACACTATATCAAGTCTATTAATTATAACTGGTATCATAATGATGGCCGGTTCTGCTAACGATTGTGACGGAGCTTGTATGGAAACAGCGAATACCTTGTCTGAAATGCTTATGGTTGCACTTCTAGGGTTGGTTGTATCAGGTTCTGGTGCATTATTAATGGCATACAAAAATAATTCGTAAAAAAGTGAAAAAAACGCTTGCCAAACGAATCAATCTATGGTATAATATACACATAAACACTAAAAAAGGACACTAAACACTATGATTAAAGTATCACAAAAATGCGAAACACTAGACGAAGGAATTAAATTCTTAATGGCTGGTGCAAAAGCCGATTATGTTGCATGGTCAACTAATCACGGAACTAAAGAATTAACTGGTTACGGTTTAGAACAAACTGATAATTGGGATAAAAAAACAAAAATCTCACAAGGTAAAAAATACATCAAGATTGTACATGATACTGGTGTTTTTTGTTTTATCGTAAAAGAAGATTTTAAACACTTTAAAAAAGGTGATATATTGAAAGCCGCTGGTTTCAATGCGCCTGCTTTAAATCAACCAAGAGGTAATGTACTTAGTGGCAATTACCCAATACAATGGACTGGTCCACTATACTTAAAATAAACTGAAAAGGAAACTATATTATGAATAAAATACAATTAATCAAAGCTGGAATCCAGCAACTATCACTAACTGAACTGAATGAACTTTCTAGTTTTATTAATGATGTTAAAGTTATGAACGCTAAAGCTTCATTGTCTGTTGGACAAAAAGTATTTGTTGTTCAAAAGACTAAAAAAACTCCTGGTGTGATTACTAAAATCAATCAGAGTAAATGTCTTGTAGATATGTCTGGTAAAGTATACCGTGTACCAATGTCAATGTTGGAGGCTGCTTAATGAATAGGCGTAGAAAAGTTTTTGAGAGGGTTGTAAATCCTCTCTTAATTAAATACTTAACTGACCCATTTGGTGATGAGGTATCAATTGCAAAAAATATACCTATGAAATACTTATCGTATTTTAAAGAAGTGTCTGCTTCTCATAGAGCTAAACCTGTAAGATATAGATACAGAGGAATATCAAAAGTTAATTATGATAGACCTCAATCATTTTGCCATATGAATGGCGCTGATACATTTTCAGTTTATCCTAGATAAAATTACCGGAGTGTAGCGCAGCCTGGTAGCGCATATCGTTTGGGACGATAGGGTCGTTGGTTCGAATCCAGCCACTCCGACCAATACTAAATATTAGAACACACAGCCATTTAAAAGGAGATTTATGAATGGCATATCTAAACAAAAAATCTAATCAATATAAAGATGATACCGAAAAGGTAGCATTGTACATTCTTTCACTTCACGGCAATTTTAAAATACCATTTAAATACTTTGATACAATTATGACCTATCGTAATCGTCATCAAAAGAGATGGAAGATTCGTATTAACTTTGCAAAAGATGATAAGATGAAGAAATGGCCTAAGTCATTTGATTTTTACCAAGTAAGACAATAACCTTATCTGCCCTTAGCTCAGCTGGACAGAGCAACGGTCTTCTAAACCGTAGGTCACAGGTTCGAATCCTGTAGGGCAGGCCAATTTAGCCTCCTTGATGGAAATGGTAGACATAACGGACTTAAAATCCGTGGCTTAATGCGTACTGGTTCGAGTCCAGTAGGAGGCACCAAAAAAAGGGAACAACTTTGTTTGTTCCCTTTCTTCGTTATATCTCAGCGCAGGCGTAGCAGTTAATTTCCAAACCTACGGAGACTTCTCTTACTTCGGGTTTCTTCCACATAAGATTTCTCCCTTTTTCTTACTAATATGTAGTATGTTTAGCCTATAGGAAAAAACTATAAGTGTTATTGTAACAAAACTTTAATACGATAGAGATACTTTGTCAAGGGATTGTTTGGTTGATAACCCCAAGGTTGTTTAACCTTTTTAGGTTTCTTTGGTTTCTTCTTTTTGGACACGAAGTTTACTTTTATTTATACCTAGGCTTGCCTTTTGGGAGATATAATATATAATAGTGTTATGAAAAAGTATATACGAACATATGATAATGTATTACCAGACGCATTG